GCGATGCTCGCGAATCGTTGGCCAGCAGATACAACAACTCCCATTAATTGTAGAAGTGTTGCATCTGGACCTTTAAAGGGTAGAGTCATAAACTGATCTCTGATGTTTCCACCAGGAGCGTCTACGTCTCTGAACTCACCAGGTTGTAAAGGTTGAGCGTCATCTCTGACTCTTATACCTCTAGATTTAAAACCGGCTGGTAAGTTAGCTAAAGTTCCTGCATCCAACAACTGTCTAAGAGCTGCTGTTGCAGTTCTAGTTAATCCACCAATCATATGGATTAGACCAAAACCATAAAAACCTGTGCCAGGTAAAAATTTAAATTGCACAAAATAATTTATTTTTTTCTTTAACGGGTCCATCGCTTTGTAGTTTCTTCTAATAGATAAAACTTTATTGCCCGCTTGTGAAACAGTTACAATGTATGGAAGTTTAATTCCTGTTGGTTCGCCGTCTTCTCCCATATCTTCATAACCTTCTAAATCTAAATTAGTGTGTATCTCATACAAAGTGTATTGATCTTCTTGACCATCTTTTGAAATACCTTCTAGTTCTAATTTTTTATCTTCTAATTGATTTTCAGTTATAGGTGGATTACCTAATTCTATGTCTCTGTAGAATCCTGCAACCTGTTGTTTCTTTAATTCGTTTTCTGAAATTTTTATAACGTGCACAACTGCATCTGCATCATCTAGTGAGTTTGCAGAATAAGGTACAATTAAATCCTCTGCTGGTACAAACTTAGACACGGCTCTACCTAAGAGAGCATCATAATATACTTTCTTAAAAGTAGAGCCTGAGAGAGGGAGGTAAAAAAGCATTTGATCAAACTCTGGTTCATACTCTTTCATCTGATCCATAATTTGATAATTCATAAAATCTTTTACACGTTTTGCCTGTTCTTCTTTTTGAACATTGACATCTCCCATTATTTGCGTTCGTACTGGTCCATCAGCTGGGAGTAACTCTTTATAAGCCTGCGCTTGAAACTGCGTAACCGCTTCTGCAAGTACAGGGTGATTGACGCCAGAAGCGCCTCTAAATGGTTCCGTTCTTCTTTCATATTTAAATCCTAAAAGTTCTAGTCCGTTTCTATAAGTTTCTTCCCAGTCACCTCTGGACTCTTTGTATTCTCTGTATTGATCTACTAACTTTGAACCTAATGGTTCTAAAATTTCATCACCTAAAAACTCTGCAAGATTTTCATAATGATCTTGTCCACCTTCTTCGGATGCAACTTTTGGATCAAAAGAAATTTCAGCACCACCTTCTTCTGTCATTTCTATTTCGACAGGTCCGCCTTTTTCTTGAATCTCTTCTACGTTTTCTTTGATCGCTTCTTGAATTTCCACTTCTCCTGGAACTTCAACAGTTGTCTTTGTATTTGGTAATGGTTTGTCTATTGTGGCCATTTGGTTAACCTATCCTGTTTTGTTAAATGTTTCAATTACTTCTTCGAGTATCTCTGTGTTTGGTTTCTTATCTTCTTTAATTGGCTCTGGATTTGTAGCAGCAGCCCATTCTAATAATTCTGCTTGTGTTACCGGTTCGTCGTTTGCAGTATTCACAAAAGCTCCTATGTCAGCGTTGTATTTTATATTCATTATTTTTCCTTATCTAGGTGAACCGTATTTTCCTCCAGGGACTCCACCTGTATCTTTTACTTTACCACCTGTAAAGGTATCTTTTCTTGCTTCAAAGGCTTGACCAGGGCCGGTAAACATATCTCTTCCGATATCACTTAATGATTGTCCAGAATCTCTTCTAGTTCTAATCGCTGCTTCTAACATATCTTGTCTTTCTCTATCTTCTTTTTCTTTTCTTGCTTTTTCTGCAGCTAAGAAATTATCTAATTCTGTTTGTGCTTTTATTTTTCTATCTCCTCTTGCTTTTGCAATAAATTTTTCTAAAGCTTTTTGATAATTGTTTGTACCAAAACCTGATATTACATTTTTACCAAACAACACAGATTCAGGTCCATATTTTAAACCAACACTAGACATACCAATTAAACCTTCCATACCTTCTAAATAATTTAATTGATCAACAAAGTCAGGATTATAATTTTTAGAATCTATATTAAACGGACTTCGAGTTCCTGCTATTTGTGCCAAAGGTGATGGTAGTTTTTGTCCCAATTCAAATTGTTTTTGTAATCGGTTACCTAATGTGCCTCTAATTTTTGGTTGAAAAAATCTACCCAAACCAAACATATTGTCTTGTGTTTGAGCTTTATATTTATTCATTTGTTGTGTAGGAGTTAGATAATCAAACCCTGCAACTTCACTTAGATCTTTAGTAAAAGTTGATTGCAATGGACCAAAAGGATTAAACCCACCACCTGTATCTCTCTGTTGTAAATCTATACCAATGATACCTTCACCTGGTGTGGGTGCAGTAGGTGTATCAGGTGTAGTTGTTTGTCCTAATGTTCCTGCATCATAACCTTGAGCTGTAATTGCATCTGCTATCTCTTGATCAGAGAAACCATAAGCGCTCATAGAATTATAAATAGATAGCGCTGCGGGGTCTGTTATTCCTCCAACGTTAAAACCGACTCGGCCACCCTCTGCCAAGTTTTGATTTTGACGAATTATATTTTCATACTTTGCTTTAAGTTCCGGAGATATATTTGTAGCTCCTTTTACATTTCTAGCAACGTCTCCTGGAATATCACTAAAAGGTTGATTACCTAAAACACTTTGAGCTACATTATAACTAAGTGAGGCTAGACCTGTATCTAGGGGACCTAAACCTAAAGTTTGTGTAGCATCATAGCCACCTAAAATATTATATTCTTTATTTGTTAAAATACCTTTTTTAACAGCATCAGCTAATAATTGATTGTTAGCAAAATGTGCTTGTAAATTTTTTTTATTAAAAGGATTTTTAGTAGATGTAACTAAAGGCTTTTTAGTAGGTGTAACTGTAGTAGTTTCTCCACCACCACCGCCTGGTCCAGGACTAATATTTTTAGATTTTGAACTTGATGCTAAACCTCCGCCTGTAGAGTCATACTTAGATCTCCTACTACCACCCTGAGAATAACCAACTCGACCACCTTTTTTCTTTTTTTCTTCAAACAAAGACTCGACGCCTATCGCACCGCCGTCCGCTTTTCTAAAAAATCTTTTGTAATCAAACTTTGGTTTAGGTGCATCCTCAACACCACCTTCGTCATAACGTTCATCAACTTCATATTCGATATCTTGTTTTTCTCTGCCTGGACCAGACAACCCTAACTTTTCAGAAATATCAATCATTGTCTGACGTTTATTTTTACCACCACTCTTACCAGCTTGTTTCATTAATTCTGCTTTTTCTTCTTTTGTTAAATCTTGTGCTTCTTCATCAGTCATTTCATCTAAATCTTCCAAAGATATTTTTTCTTTGCTCATAGAGATTTGACCAATACCAATGCTTGGAATAATTGTTGATAAAATTTTCATTGACTCTTCTGGATTTTCTTGAATGTATTCGTTAACCTGATCTGCGAGTGCAGCCATACCTAATGTGCCAACTGATAGACCAACGGCTTTTGCAAATGGAATAACTAAAGGTGCTGCTAATATCATAACTAGTAATAAGTTCTTTCAGTACGAGGAAGTGAATCCTCTTTTAAATCTTCTGGATGCGCCACGAACCCTCCTTGTCTAAAACGCATTATTGCTTGTGTAGTACTGTCCACCAAATCGTCGTGATCTCCATACGGAAATGATGCACATTCCTCAATAACTTCTTCTGCGAACTTTTCATCCGGCGCCCAAATAACACCCGACTCGAACAGCGGTGCCACAGCGTTAACCCTAGCGTGTTTATCTTGTCCTTTGCTAGGAGTATAACTTATAACAGGAATGCCCATTTTTCGCAACTCGTATGTCAGAGGTAGACCAGAGGCTTTTGCCTCCACGATCACCGTTTCAGGATTCCAATATCTATACTGCTCCCAGGCTTCTTTCTTAAGATCTGGAAACTCTAATCGTTCTTTGAAAGCGTCTAATAGTATTAGATTAGGCGGACTATCTTCATCAGGATGAAATACACCCCACGTGGTTATAGCAGAATAGTCTGCAGATTCTTTTTTCAAAAAGGCTGTATCGTAAGATTGTATAACGTGTTTTAATGGTGGAATAAAATCTTTCTCCCATACTTGCCACCACTCTCGTTTGATTAACGATCCTTCTTCAG